AAGAACTAGCCATTTTCCGACACAACTGGTTCTTTATCAATTAATGAAATATCTGAACCGTGAGGATAAAACTCTAGCGATAATTCAAAAGAACAAGGAAGGTCTCCAATCACCTTATCTAGTTGCTTTTGAGCATCCTTTTTATCCTTTGCAAACAGATCAACTGCTATAATTGCTCTATATCTCATTAAAACGGTACATCACTATTTTCTGGAACTTCCATTTCTTGATGATAATATTTGATAGCTAAATCATTAGTTTGTTGCCTTAATTCCTTATCAGCAAAAACAGTATCATTATATTCATCATCTTTATTTTTTTGACTTGGAAACCCAACAAATAAACCATCATTACCTTCAACAATCTTAAAACCTTTTATAATATAACCTTCTTCTGTTTTAAGATCAAAAAAAGCAACAATTTTGCCCCATTGTCCTCTTTTCATTCTATCTATACCCATTATGCTAACTCCTTTTCTTTTTGTGAATCATATTCTTCTGTTCTTTGTTGCATTTGCCTTAACATTAGTTCTGTTTTGCTCAAACTATCACACTCCAACCAATGTTCTTTTACTCGTTTTTTATTACCTGCAAAACAAGGATGTTCTAATAAAACAGCAAATTTATCTATATGGTTTTCTGTTTTTTGAAACCCCTTCTCTGGATTCTTAAAATCATCTGCTTCAACTTCTGATGATATACCATACTGGTAAGCATTAATTAATTTTAATACGGCTCGATCAATCCCTCTTTTTTCCGCCATAGCCCCAAGGTATTTTGACATACAATTTGACTTATCAGCTTCACCAATAGTAGTAACAACCCTATTCCTCATTTTCATAGTAATTTTAAATCTGCAAAAATCTCTTTCACTATTTAAAGTTTCCCAATCAACAAGTTCTATTTTTTCAGATGTAGCTATTTTTTCAATGGCATTATGTGTAATTATCCATTGTCCAGATTGCTTGTGATGCCAAAAATCTACATTTGGCTCTTTGCTCAAACCATATTCTTCAGCTAGTTGTGTTATTGTCATTTACTTCTCCTGTTTATTATTAGGGAAAAGAATTTCTTTTCTTATTCCCAGTATTCTAGAAAATTTATCCATCATTTGATCGGATATTTTCTGTTGCCCTTTTTTTATCAGAGTGTAATTACATCTATGAACACCTGCCTGTCGACATAACCAAGCAGGTGTCCTGTCGATGTCCTCCAATATTTGATCTACTACTTTAAGACTTTGCACTTTCCTCTCCATTAAAATCCTCCATAACATCTAAAATCATTTTATTTGCCATTCTATTAGATGGTGCAATAAAAAAAACAATTTTAAATATTGTTCTTAATAATTGTAAACATATAGTCGGTCCATTAAATTCCGCCCAATGTTCTTGCTTATCTAAAAACCGACTTAAATCATTTGTAACTATATTTGAAGGATCAAATTCCCAACCCAGATCATCATATTCTTCATTACAATTATCGCATTTATTTTTTTTAGCAGGATCGTTTCTTAAAATCATTTTTGTTTTACTCATTTATACAACCTCCTCATCTTTAATAAATCTACCATTTAACCAAAAACCACCTTCTGGTTCTTCTAATTTACTTATTAATCTTTGCATTGACTTTCTTTGTGCCAAAGTCCAACCATAACCTCTTTCATATATAATATTATCTATTTCATTAAATAATTCTTCGTTTTTCATATTATGCAACCTCCTTATTTAATCTATTATTTATTTCAACACAATCCCAGCACATAACAGAAATATCATCATTTTTTAATCTTTCATTCCACATATTTTCTACAAATTGAGGCAACTCTCTAACAGATATTTTCATATCTTTTAAATGCTTAATTTGTTTTAAAGTTAATTTTTTATGAAACTTTGCAGTTCTTTTAATTTTCATATCTTTGCCCTTTATGTTGTTTGTTTAACGATATTTAAAGTTAACACTTTTTATATGTAACCACCAAACAATTTGTTTAGAATAGAAAAGAAAAAAATGCTATGAGGGCAAAATCATAGCATCTTTTTGTGTCATCAGGCGTTACTTGGCTTTTAGGAGGGCATTGTAGTAAGACTTACCAAACTTCTCTAATTTTTAGCTTTATTGTGTATAAATTAGGTGCAGTCTGGTTAAATTGAAAACTATCTTGGTCGAACATACATATTGCAAAATTTGTTTTATCATCTTTATCTGGTTGAAATACAAAAGGTAAAGCACCGCCATTAGTTTTTTGTATTACTTGTGAAAAAAATGTATTTTCTGTTGTTAATGTATTTTGCATATAGGCATTATTAGCTTCTGTTCCTGTTTGATAATCTGTTAAAGATGTCATTGTTGGATGCAGGTCTGAATCTTGAATAAAGCTAAAACTTAAATCCCAAACCCTTCTTCCTGCACTACTTATATTTTGTAAAGCTATATCTCTGTCTGTATATAAATCTCCTGATCCAAGTTCCCAAGCACCTAGTCCATTAGACCAATTTGGCTGTTTTGTCCAATAACTATTAGTAAGTGTTGAACCACCTCTTGTTTCTATTGATTTTGTTCCTGTAAATTCTCTGGTCATAGTAATATTTAAATCTGCACTATGTGGCATTGTGTAATAAGTTCCATAGAGTATTGAACCTATATTAATTTGTGTGTCTGTATCATAAGAACCATTAAATCTTAATTTAATATATGTACCATCATCTGGAGATGATCCACCACCCTCTGACAATCCAAAATCGTGACCATCTGATCCTATATTAATACTATAACCATTATATCCTTGATTATTAAAATTAACCATACTATTAACATAGTCATTAGTAGCAACAGCATAGTTTGTTGATGCTGTTGTATCCCAAGATGTTTTTAAATATAAATTAGTTAATCCTATTGATGCAAAATTATGCCCTAAAACCATATAAAAATTATTATCATTTATCATTATATCTTTAAAATTATATTCAGAATTAATTGCAATATAATCATCAGCAGTAGCACCTCCTGTCAATACATTTCCATTTACAGGATTTAAATTAAATAAATTTAAATTAGCACCTGAAAAAGAAGTATTGTTCCAATACAATAATCCTTTAGAATTTAACCATTGTAATGTTGATACCCAAAATCTTGGTGTTGTTACCGATTGATATGCCATAAATTACTCCTAATATGATGTTTCTGTAGATATAGATAATACTTGTGGTGTAGCAGTAGTCTCAACACTACCATCTAATGCTTCTTGTGTTAATTGTCCTGATAAATAATTATTTGCTAATACTTGATTTGGCTTTTTAGTAGGCTGAACTAATGTACTTGCAACTATTCTATCTTTTGTATACGTTGTGTTCATTTCATCTATATTAATTGTAGCATCTTCAGAATTAGTTTTTATTTTTTCCGTGTAATCATTCTGCTCATTAACAGTTAATGGTATAAGTTCTGCATTAGAATCTACTGCTATTACTGATGTAATTTTAAAAAATCCTATATAGTCAAATAAATCTGATAATATTCCTAAACCAAGTGGGTAAAATATAACCCTATTATTTTTAATAGTTACAACAAAAGAATTTGTTGTTTTATCTGTTAGCTCTACATTGCCTTTAAAATCTATTTGTATTGCCCTAATATCACCTTCAACGCTACAATTACCATTTCCATAATATAAATTAGCCATTTAAAATTTTCCTGCTTAAATCAATTACATCATATTTATCCACAATACGATCTTTGTTTATATCTGCAAAATCAGGCCTATCTATTGCTTTACCTTGCAATATATGATCCGATAATGCAACCAAATCTCTCAAATCTATAATTCCGTCACCATTTACATCCCCAATATTCTTTGATGGCTTATATTCGAATCTAATAAAAATCTGTTTAGTATGCATATTATCTGCTATAAGTTGAAAAATTACATAAAAAGATTGATCCCTGCTAGTGTCTATAATTTCAAACAAATCTTCTTCAAAATTAACAAATTCAAATTCTTGTTTGTCATTATTGTAATCTATTTCAACATCAAAACTTTTATTTTGCAATAAAATATTTATATTATTATTAAAAGTAATAGTTCTTAATTCAACTTTTGAATATAAGTCTTTTTCATTATCTTTTTTTATTTCTATTTCTGTTGTTAATATTAAATTTTTAATAGAAAATTTTTTATTTTTTATTGAAGAAACCAGATAATTATTACTTACAACAATTCCATCTTTGTTATTTTCAGGCAAAGTTAATCCTTTAATCCAATTTATACTTGGCATATATAAAACATTATTTTTTTTTGATGGTATTATTTCTAGCGAATTAAGTATCATTACCCTCCCTGTGGCTGTCCTGTGCCACCTTCACCACCACCACCACCCCAATCATCTGCTTCTTTATACCAATCTGGAACGTGAAATCCACCATTTGAAGCCATAAATGATGGAGCCATAAATTTATCAGTTGTAAAGACGCTGTCATCATATAATTGTATAGCATAAACATCTTGTCCTGTAAATGGATATATAGTATCTAACAAAGGTGTTACGGTAAAGGGAGTTATAGGGTCACTATTAGTCCAACCATATATAGAAGATTGTGCCATTAAGTTTCCTGTTGTGTATTCAACAATATCACCTCCATAGGCACCATATATAATTAGTTTTGATGAAGGATTCCAATTAAATGGATTTATTCCATTTTCATCATATGTAAATTTTTGTATGCTTCTAATTGCAGGAATATGAGTTCTTAATTCTTCTAACATAGAACTATTATCTGGTGCCATTGATGTAAAATTGCACAACGCCCAATTCACCGAACTAAAATCTCGACCTAAAAGTTCATATCCAGCCCAATTAGTAAAAGTGCAAGTTCCATTATCAACAGTAGCCCAATAATTGTAATTGTCAGCATTTTGGTTTGTGCAACCTTGAATTTCTGCCGCTTCATAGGCTTCTGAAAATACATAGTTTATAACTTCATCGTCATCAAAGACAACATCTGATGGCATTCCTTGATGTAATTGTATGCATTCAATTTCAACAAATTCCATATTCTTATTTGTTTTTGTTATTAAAAATTCTCCTTGAATGTTTTGATTATTTAATCCTGTTTTTAAAAGCGTCATACCTTGTGCCACAAAATCAGTATAGTCAATTCCGTAAGGTTTTATTCCCCCCAAGAGTTCATCAAATTTTATTACATCTCCAATTTCTCTAGGCAAACCTACTGATAAAGGAACTTTTATATTTATTATCAAATGCTGGTTCATATACCAACCCAGAATAAATCGGCAAAATGCCATTGCAGACCTGTCATCTCTTATATAATCTGACCTATGGTCATCTATAATTAAAGTCGATTCTGAATGATCTTGATTAATTTTGTAATAACTAAAAACATCTCCATTATTTGCACCAATTCTTGCTTCAACAGATTTCCCATAATTGTCTCTTGCATAACTCTTTGCATATTTTAAAACAACTTTTGTTACTACATCTTCTGCCTTTGTTCTAGAAAATGAAAAATCAATCACATCTTTTGCACTTATATCATATTCATCATTTGTACCAGTTAGAGTAGTAGGAATTGAAAAAATCTTAAATTTATTTTGATTGCTAAAAAATGATACATAAGGAGATGCTGAAGAAATTTCTTCTATTAATTTTTTTGCATTAATATTTTGATGAACTGTAAAATTGTGCTGTATGTCTCTATATGGATTAAGCTCTAAACTAGTTGTGTTATCTGTAAGTGTGCGAATTTGTGTAAAATCAAAATCAATTGCATTTTCTTCTACTCCACCTCGTAATTCAAAATTAATTATATTTTTAATTACATTATAAGGTTGAGGAAATTGAGTTTCTGAAACAAACTCTCTACCATTTACCCCTGCATAATAATCTTGATCTAGCACTCCTTTTACTAAAGATGATTTTTGAATCCATAAAGTTTTAAATTTTACTTTTAATGCACCCATATATCCTTCATTTATCCCATTATTTACTGGCATTACAAATAAAATTATATTATTAGTTTTTAAATTTGGATGAAATTTTATTGATTGCTTAAAAGCAATAGTATCATCTCCATTCCATATACCTGAATTACTTATTTCAACCCAATCTGTAGTATCTAAATTGGAAAACTCCATTATTCCCTGTGCTTCATATTCTGTATCTGCACCTGTTAATACATTAAGAGACACAGCCCTTTGCCCCCAATCATTTGCACCCATATTTCCATAATATGCTTCAACTCTACCATACAAAGTAAAAATTACATCTGCTAAACTTCCATCACTAATTGTATTAGTATTTATATTAAGACCTAAACCAGAAACATCTCTTTCATCGTCTGATACTTCCATATTTGTAATATTAACATCATTGCCATTACCTGTAATAGCTTTAGATAATGAATTACCATCCCAGTTATATACAATCGTACCTATAACATAATCATCTTTAACAAATGTGCCAAACATTTCCTCTGAATCCTTGTTATACAAGGTTGTAAAAAATATATGATCATTTGAGGTAGAACCTACATCCATATTAGAAGCTAAAAATCTAGTGTTATTTTTTTCTATTAAAGGTGTAACTGCCATATCTTTCAAATCTCTTTGTTCTAAAATAGGAAGTAAATCTTTTGATATAAAATTATCTTCGCTTGATTTTAATCTAATATATGGAGTTGTCGGTTTGCCATCATCATCAAACAAATCTTCAATAATTATTGTACTATTACATTCTATATTGTAATCGTGAACATTATACACTTCATCTCTAATTTCCCCATAACCTGAATCAAGAAATATATGTGGTTTTACATATGTTAAAGGAATCCTATCAACATAAATATCTACCGAACCATCGCTTAATGAAAAGCCATCTGGTGTTTTACTTACATTAGTTTTTAAAACACAAGGACTTTTATCAACTTTACCATAGACCATTGGAACAGGTTTATTTTTATATTTATCAGGAACATCATTTGTATCACCTAAATTTTCCAATGGAATTGTTTGATCTAAAATTGCTTGTGATTTATCTTCTAATTCTATTTTTACTTTTTCATCTGTGTGTGTATATCTTCTAACTGTTCCTGTATATATTTGAAATGCTCTAAAATGAGCATTAGTATCAGCAGGATCATAAGGAACAATATCAAAAAAAGCTAAATCTGTAGTTGATGGTGATGACCAAAATATTCTAACTTCTGTATTCATCAAAGAACCAAATTTTTCATCTATTTCATCTGATAATCTTGTTCCTTGATATTCTACATTACTGCAATCTAAAGTAACTGAACTTATTTTATATTTTCTTGTTTCTAAATCTATTGATTCTTTTAATGATGGAACATTTAATAAAAGAGGTTTAAAATTTACACCTAATCCTGTTAATATGTTTCCACTATTTGTTGATAAATATATTGCATCTGTAGGTATTGTTTGACCACTTGCATCTTTTATCAAATTTCTTATAACAATTAATGGAACAATACTAGTATGATTGCTTTGTATATCATTGTTAAAATTTGCAGGTATAGCTAGTGCCATTTATGATACTCCAAAATCATTACCACGCCTAATAGCTTCTTTTATCTGCTCTGCTAATTCACCTTCTACATAATCTTGGCTCATAACATTGCCTGATACATTTATAGTTACGCTTCCTTGACCTTGCGGTCCATTTATGTTGGGCGAAGAAAGAGGAGTAACTTGGACACGTTCTCGACCGCCCATATTATCCCCTACTTTTATTAATTGCGGTCCACTTGTAACAAAATCACCACCTGTTGCAAATGATGCTAACCCTTTATCCATTATTCCACTAACAGTTGCACCTGCACCTGCCGCTAATATTGCATTTACTGGAAACGGAACAGTCTTTAATATAGATGCAATTAAATTTGCAACACCTTCCATACTAGCATTTTTAACTGCCGATTTCATAGCATCTTTAGCAGAACCTGTTGTTTTAGCAAAACCTGCTAATTCAGTTGATGTTAATTTTTTGTTAAAAAATATTCTTTTTTTAGTTCCTTCATTTGAAGTTTCATTTTTATTTTCTTCACTTTTTTCAACTTCTTTATTTTTAACAATTATTTTATTTAAATATTCACCTAGCAATTCAGATTGTGCACCTGCTAAATCAGTCAATGTATTAATATTATCTTCTGAACCTTGTTTAAATAATTGCACAACCTCTGCATTAGCCATAGATAAACCTTCTAAATCTATTAACTGCCCCATTTCTAGTGGTTGTATATTTGCACCTAATGTATTTGCAATACCTATCAATACATTAAACTGTTCCTTTAAAAAATTTGTCATAGTAATAAAAGAATTTCTAATTTTTCCTATTACTATCTGGATTCCTATAAACAAGGGTTCAAATAAAAATCCTCCTACATTTTTTACACCTTCAAGCAAACTTGTTAAAACCTTACCTGCCATTGGTAATATTTTATTAAATGCAAAACCAAAAATATCTGGAATAAAACTAAAAGACAATTTAAAACTATCTATCATAAATTTACCTATTAAGCCCACATTTTCCTTTAAATTGTTAAATGTTTCTTTAAAATCAATATTTCCTATAAAATCAAAAGCATTAATAGCATCTTCACTAAATTGTTTTAAAACTTTTGCACCCTCTGTAGCCATAGGCAATAATAATTTACCCAATGCTTCTGTAGCATCTCCCATAGCATTCTTGGCTTGATCCATAGCACCAGAAAATGTTTTTATTTCAGCTTCTGCCGCACCTTTAAACATTTCCCTCATAACTTCTATACCTTTACCTGCTTTCAATTCTTCTGCTGATAAATTCTTTAATGCACCAACACTTTCTCCCAATTCACCTTGCATACCAGATAATGTTTTTGCAGTATTCTTTACAGCAGATTCTAAAGACATACCTGTCGCAGATGCTAAATCTAATGTAACAGGAATCATATCTTTTATTTGCTGTTCAGACATTCCAATAGATGCTAAATATGCTTGTTGCTGAATTATAGCTTCATCACCAAATCTTGATGTTTGTTGTAATGCACCTGCTTGTTTTAATAAAGCATCTGTATTTTTGCCTAATGCTTGTGCTAGTTTTCTTTCTTGCAACTCTTGTTCTGCCGCCGCACTTGTAGCTTTTTTCATAGCAACACCAAGAGCAACTGCACCACCTGTTGCACCTACCATAGCAAATTTTGATAAACTAACTAATGATCCAGAAAGTTTTTTAATTCCACTTGATGCAGTTTTAACACCCTTTGTAGTTACATTTATTAATAAATTAGTTTTTGCCATTATTTTCCTCTTGCTTTTTATTTATAAAATTAGTGTATTCTTCTTCTATTACAAAAAAATCATCCACTATTTGATAAGGAGTGTCTGCTAATACTGGGTATGGAGGACAGGAGAATGCTTTACAATATTGAAACTCTTTTATTCGGTTTTGCATTGAACTATCAACCAACAACTCTGGATCGGCAAAAAAATAAATTTGTTTGTATAATGCTTCACCCAATTTAAAACCTTTTTCCTCTGCCTTATCATAAAGTCTTATAATTTCATCATAAACATCCGAAATTGACCTGTATTCGGCACTTTTATTAGTTGATAGCTGATTTGCTACATACGGAAAAGGAACGCCAGAATACGCCCCTTTTTTAAAGCCATTTAAACTAACCCATACATTTATCCGTAATATTGCATCTGCTATTTTTTTTTATTAGCTTGTTCAAATATTGCATTTGCAATAGCTATTATTTCATCAGTTGAATAATTATTCAATTCTTCTTCACTTAATTCGGTGTATTTTAAAACTACATTTCCCCACCAAGAAAATTTAGGAACATTACCTTCTGAATTTGCTTCAATCATCATATCATTTAACTCACACCTCATTTTCCAAGTGATAGTTTTTATTGATATTTCAAATTGTTTAAACTCCTGCCCCTCTGATGCTTTTATTTTAATATCTTTCATTATGCTATTGTAATTCCTAACATTTTAGTTGCACTTGAAGTATCATCTAAACCAACCACTACAAATGGTATAGTTTCTGTTAATACAGCACCACCATTATCAATACTTGGCTCATTTAATAAGCATCTATCTAATGCTATTGCAAAACCACTTGATTCTGCTATATTTATATCAACTGAATTGCTGTCATAAAATTTAGCAAGTAAATCGTGAACATCATCATTTCTAATACAGGTAATAGAGCCATTAATATCAAAATTTCCTGTCATAGCATATCCAAAAGGCTCATAGCTTCCATTAGTATTATCCACATAATGTATTCTTTCTATTGTTCGCTGAACAGATAATTCCCAAGATTGAATAACTAATTCCTCTAATGCACCACCATTAATACCTGTAGAACCAGAAGCTAGGCTTCTTATGTTTTTAGGTGTTCCAGTATCATATGCCGCACTTGTAATATCATCATCAGCTTGTGCTGTTGCATTATCTGGCATATATGCTGTAGCCCAACTTATAGTGCAGACAAGTTCACCACCTTCGCTTCCAATATCTTCTGTTAATGTAAACCCTGTTCCCACACAACCACGACAAACTACATTGTGAAGTGTAGCATCTGCACCTGCATCAATAAATCTTATGTTAAATGTATTAGGTGATGATGCTGAATCGTGCTGATAAGATGCTGTTGGAAAAGCATAATTGTTATTCAACTCTGCTTCACTTGCGGCATCCTCAAAAACTGCACTTGTTGCTAATAAAACTGATGTAGGTGTACCTCGCAAAGTTGTCTCAAATGTCCACATTTTAGTTCCTTGCGAATGATGTCCTTGTGTTGTAGTAGTAACAAATTGACCACTACGAGGACTAGAAAATTCAAGAGGAACAGATGCTTCTGGTATTGTAAATGATGTGGTTTGTAATTTTGTTAAACCTGCATTGTCCACAGTATCATCTTGACTTCTTCCAACTTTTGTCTCTTTTTCATACCAAACAGAAACATTTTGGCTTGGAAAGTAATTAGTTGCTTGTGCCATTATTTATCTCCTTTTTTCTTTTTTGACTTTAATGGCTCTAAATGCTTTTGTACAGATTCAGGTAAAACCTTAATATCTGTAATTTCTATTGAACCACCTTGCTCTAATATTTGAATTTTATGAATACCAAAATATTTATTCTTGGCTGTTTTAAATGATGCTTTTGCTTTATATTTTGCCATAATATTTCCTTAACTTATACATTAATTTAACCATAATTGCAAATAATTTATGCTTTATTTTTTAAATATTCTGCAAATTCTTCTGGTTCCATAGTATGCTCTTTATAATAGTCTTTTGATTTAAGACTATCAACTTTAGCTTCTAATTCTTCTTCTGTTGCATAATTTTCTAAATTAGGTTGCCCTGTAGTTACCCTTTGACCACTTTCTAATTTACCAAAATGCACTACATCACTACCCCAAGCACACCAATAATATTTGTTTATATTCTTATATTTTAATTCAGCCATTAACCATCTCCATCAACTATTGTCCAACTATGGTCAGTTTCTAAATTTGTTCTTGCAGTAGCACCATTTCCACCTGCACCTCCATCTGTTGCAGTTGCATCACCACCATCAAGTGAATGGTTATCTGTGCTATTTGTTGCATCAAGCCTTACTAATAATTTATTGTAATTAACTGTACTCATTTTATTAGTGCTTGTCTTGCCATTCATAAATTCATTAAAACCTTGTGATGTATTAGTTACTCCTGAAAAATCCCAAGTTGATAAGTCTTGGTCAAAAGCTAAAGCCCTATCAAACATATGCCCCATTATTGTTACATTAGAAACATCCCAATCTGAACCACTTGTGGGAATAGCTTTATTAAAAACTGTTGCTTCTGAAAACATATATCTCATACTTGTAACACTTGATGTATCCCAACCACTTATATCTCTATTAAATGATGTTGCTTTTTTAAATGTTCTATACATTGAAGTTACATTTCCTGTATTCCAATTATTTATATCATCACTACCTCCATTGTCAAAAGCAGTACATTCTCTAAATAATTCAGTAAAATCAGTTACATTAGCAACATTCCAAGAACCTATGTTTTGATTAAAACTTCTAGCATCATAAAACATAGATGTCATATTGGTTACATTAGACACATCCCAACTACCTATGTCTTGATTAAAAGAAGTAGCATTATTAAACATACTATTCATATCAGTAACATTAGATGTATCCCATCCACTTATGTCTTGATTAAAGTTGGTTGATGCCCAAAACATTCCTGCTGTTCTTGTAAATCTTGCTGTTTTACTACCCCAATTTAATGGACTATTAAATACATTCATAGCTCTAAACATTCCAAAAGCATCAATATCAGAATCTGTTGTAAATGTCCAATTTGATAAATCTTGATTAAATGCATCTGCATTGTAAAAAGTATAGGTAAAATCTGTACCTGCACTTACATTCCAACTTGAAATATCTTGATTAAATACAGATGCAAGTTGAAACATAGATTTAAAAGTTGTTACAGAGCTAACATTCCATTTATTACCATCTGTTGGTAAAGGTTGATTAAAAGATGAAGCACTTCTAAACATTGATTCCATATTAGTTACACTAGATGTATCCCAATTTTTAATATTATCACTACCACCATTGTTAAAAGCAGAAGCACCATAAAACATTTCATTCATAGTAGTTACATTTCCTGTATTCCAACTACCTATGTCTTGATTAAATATTGCTACTCCTAAAAACATCCTGAAAAAAGTTGTTACATTAGATGTATCCCATCCACTTATATTCTGATTAAAAGAATCTGCTTGTGCAAACATATAATCCATAAGCTGACCACTTGATGTATCCCAATTAACAACATCAGAACCATTAAAATTTGTACAACCTTTAAACACATTATTAAATCCTGTAACATTAGAAACATCCCATCCTGTTCCTATTGCTGTTAATGTAGTACAATTCAAAAATGTTGCATTTAAAGTTGTTGAAGTTATTGTAGGTGCATTACTTGCTGTTACATTTAAATTTGTGCATCCACTAAAAGTTTGTTCTTCTGTAATATCTAACCCACCCCAATTACTAATAGTTTTTATATATGTTCTACTTGCACTTGTACCTGCAAATTTTAAACCTTTTACAATACCATCTATTGTAATAGTATGGTTGCCTGAATCAAGTGTTTTAGTTAAATCATCATCATCATGTGAAGTAATATCAAGAGGTGAACCATCACCCCAATCTATAGTAAAATTTGGAGTATGCCCTGCAACTGAAACAAGAGGTAATGTAAAAGAATTGCCACCTGTATTTACTGTAAATATAAATTTCGGTACATAAGTCCAATTAAATACATCCGATGCTTCATTACCACTAGCACCAGAACTATATTTTCCTTCTTCAACTTTTATTGTAGTTGCACCTTGTGATGCAGGTGTAAATGTGGCTGTATAAACTGAACCAGAACCACTAAAGTCACTCAATGATCCATTTGTTACTGTTATGCTATTAATATTAAAATCAGTTGTCGGCAAGTTTGTTGTAAAAGTTAAAGATAATGCACTATCAGAAGATGTACCACCATCTGCAACTTGTGATGCTGTTATTGTTACACTTGGAGTTAATAGTTGATTATTATGAATACAGGTAAATGATGCAATTACAATAATCTGTTCTTCTTCTGTTTCTATATCTACATTGTCTATACTGCAATCATAGGCAGTAGTTCCATCACCCAATGCTAGAATCTGGTTATTTTCTATTAATGTTTCTATTCTGGATGTTATTCTGTATATATGATCTTCAAGATTTTTTGTCTTTTTTAATGTATTATAATAATATTGAATTTCAAAATTATAACTTCTTCTTTCAAATATAGAATCATTTGCTAGATTAACACTTGATGTAGGAACTACTCTTATATATTGAGAATCTTGTATATTTTTATTGTAAATTGAATATACTTTTAAACTACTACCAAACTCAATTTTTAATAAATTGTTTAATCTATCGGTTATTGATTGCCAATTATTTCCAAAGCCTAAAGCCATTACATATTATCAAAATGAATGCAACTATAATCCATTTCAACTATATAATCATAAACCTCATCAACCTCTGTTATTTCATAAGATAACATTATAGAATCAATAGTTTGTGTGCTATCTGCTAATGTCATATTTCTATTACTTGCAATCAATGATTCTGCTCTTGACATTATTCTATACAATTTGTTGATATTATTCTTGTTAGAATTTGTTTTTGCTATATACAGAAATAAATTAAATGTGTATTCTTTTATTTCTCCTGTTCCTTGTTTTTCTAATATCTCATTTCCTGTTGGAATTATTTTTATAAATTGTTGATCTGCATAATCGCCTTCACCTATATAAACTGGAATTGATGCACCAAATTCTGATCTAAATATATTTCTTAACTTGTCGCCAATATTTTTCCAATTATTTTTGTAGCTAACAGGCATTTACAATCCATACCCTCGTCTTGTTAATTGTATTCCACCAGATTCTGCATTTGTTATTTTTCTATGTTCAGAATAAACTTCTATTTCCCATTGGTCATTTACAGACATTGATGCACCTTGAAATCTGACATATAAACCACTTAACCCACCAAATGTATCAAGAGTTCCACTAATTATATTATCTGTATCCTCTGAACCATATAATTTATCACTTCCATAATACTCTACCTTAACCTTTGCTACACCATAAGCACCAGCAGTCGTGCAGGTAATCCGAAGCAAATCAAAGGGTTCTCCAACATAAGCACCTGCTGTTTCTACTAAATCCATACTTCCTGCTTTTGTTATGGTTCGTATTTTTCCTTGACTTGAATCAGATGTTACTTCAAATGATAATTTTGCTTCTCCCTTATTTAACTTATCAACAATTCCTGTTCCTTCTATGTTAGTAACTAAAGAATGATAATAATCCGCATTTTCTTGTTTATTCTCTGTTCTTAATAAATTAGAAGCACATAAATAGCAAGTTGCTTTAATTATGATTGCATCATATTCTGTAGTTCCGCTAGAATGGGCTGTATTGTGGTCATATTGAGTATATTTTGGTATTGGGGTAGGATACCTTCGGTCTAACAAATTATTGAGTTCCATTGAAGCATTTACAAGCATTTGATTAAAATATGTAGCATTGTCTATACCTGCTTCAAATAATTGATCTAATATTGTTGTTGCAGAGTATCCAGAATTATAATAATAAATAGAATCTAAATCAGCATCATAATACCATTCACCATTTACATTTAATACACCACTATTAGCTTCTGGATCACCCTCATCATAGCCATTAACAAAAAATTGGGTAACTAAACCAACATTGTCTGCTCTAAATAAAGTTCCACTATGTACAACCCAACCTGTTATTTGTTTTTTTGTATCAAATTGACTAAATGCTGGATAATACATCTCCAAATCTGTTTGATTTGCATATTTAAAATCACTTGGCATATTTTATTTCCTTCTTTTAGGTGTTTTCTTTTTAGGTCTGCCTACCTTTTTACCATAAGTTCCTGTTCCTTTTGGCATAATATTCTCCTATTTTAATCCTATTACTTCTATTACTGCATTGATTTTACTATTACAACTTCTCCCTGCTACCTGTACTATAGAATTACCTGCTGATACAGTAAACTCATTTCCTCCAGATAATGCTGAACCATAATTAGCATCAACAACAAAGTTTGAATTGGCTGGACAGCCCTGCAAGTCTATAGAGCCGCTTTCATAGTTAATAGTACCATTACAAGCACCTTGTATATTTCCGTGACCATCATCATAAAAGAAAGCACTCATATTAGGAATTGAATTATTAGTTTTAGGATCATTTATTGTATCATCTGGTAATTTTGCAGGAACTGCCGCTTCTATATCTCCAACAGCCATACTAATAGCACCAACTCCAAAAGGTGTAGTGCCACTTGCAGGTGCAGATATTGCTATTGCTGATGTTGATAAATGTTGTCCTGATGTAAATCTAATATCTCCATTTACTATACCAATATGAACCTTTTTATTTAATAAATTAGAACTTGTTGTATAAAATTGCTCATCTAGTGCTGTTTGAATTTTTTGTATTAAACCATTATTTCCACCAAAATTACCATTTGTAGAATCCGTAGTAAAAGACAATGTATGATCTGATCCGCCATCTACCGCTATATCTAAAGCATAGGCAGTTGATGCCGCTAATCCTGTTTTAGTTGAAGTTGTAATTCCTGACAATCCTAATTCTTGATAACCTGCTTGATAAAACTTTCCAGAAACCGAACCTGCTACTATACCATCTGCTACTGCATCACCTGTTCGCCCGTATCCGAAAAAATTAAAACATTTAAAACGACCACTTCCGTCAGTTTGAGCAGTAGAATATTTATCAAAATCTGCATAAGCATTGAAATACGGTAATCTAATTGCAACATCGTCAGCGTGGGTTGCCGCTGTTGAACCATATAATCCCCTTTCTATTGTGCAGGTACTATTAGCTAAATCTGCACCTGTTCCAACAGCAGTGACTTTGCATATCTCGTTTTCTATTCTTATTAAATCACCGACCTTGAAAAACTTTGAATGTCCATTTTCAAGATTTAATGTTGTATGTGTTGCATCTGAACCCATAGTAGCATCAGTAGCGTGATCTAAATCTGCTGTACTATCAGAATATAAACCTAATGGTGCTTGATTTGTAAGTTGATATGAATCACTTGCTGAACCATCTGTAGTTCCATAGTTTATTTGTTTAAAATTAGGTAACATCATATAATCACCTGCACCAAGCAAATAGTTTTGAAGTGATACATTTCCATTTGTATCTGGTGTTGCTTGAGACCAAGTCTCTGTTTTTATCTGTATTTCTGCACCAACAGAACTTGAATTTTTAATAATCAATGTTTTGCAATCCTGCAATGTTCCCTGTGCCTTTGATCCACCAAGAAGAAGATTAATAAAAGTGCTTGTATTATCACATTCCTGCCTTACATTAAAAACATCTTCATACTGTCCTGATTTTGTTGCAGTTAAAGTATCTCCCCTTCCTGTTGTTATATTTGTTGTTGTTGTAAAACTTGGCATTTCTTCTCCTTATCTAATGTGGTAATAAATATCTAGTGTTAATGAAACATCTCCTGTATCTGTTGCATTTTCTAAAAATCCTACTACAACTTTTCCACTATCTATATTAGCAGAATCTAGTGTAAATGTTCCTGTTTTAATAGTTGTTGCTGTTGCAGGTATTGAACCACTTGCACACACTACACCATTTGACAAATCTCCGTGATTTGTTGTTGTGTCTAAATCATAACTCATTAAATGCATATTAATAGTTCCTGAAGTATCTGCTCTAACCATTGACCTAACTAAATCTAATGTAATATTATGTTGTATGTACCAATATACTGCTATCGCATTTTCTGGATCAGTTAATCCGCTAACGTCTAAACTTGTTGCAGGATCAGTTCCATTACCCCAATCATCATCATAAGTAAGTCCTTCTGCACCTTGCATACCAACCCTATTTGCTATAAGTGGATAATGATACCCTGCACTATTTGGTGAAAATTCATATACGCCCATCTCTTTGTGCATTGTAAGAACATTTGCTAGTGATGCACCTGCTTTTACAGTAGAATCTGTTGTATTAGCTTGTAATATCTGATCACCACCTGCTGTCTGAACATTAAAATTCCCTGTAGAATCTAGTGCTGAACTTGTAGGCTGAATATTTAAACCTGCTTTTCCAATCTTAACTGCACTAGCAACACCATCACCTGTTTCTATTGCTCTGCTAGAATTGTCAAATCCTGTATTAGATGATTGGCTAACCTGCATAATTCTTTTGTAAAAACTTGATAGTGGGTTTCCTTGAAATGTTGGCATATTTTTATCCTAAAGTTATTAAATTGGAAGGCAAAGCAGTTACCTTCATTATAAAATCACAATATCTACCTGATGATGTTCCACCCCAAGCTAGATATTTAGTTGTTCCAGATGTTTTTGCACCAAGCCAATAAGTTGTAGGTCTATTTACTGTTAAGCCCTTTACTACCCAATGATTAACAATAACTCCATCATCAGTTTCATCAGGATAGCTTATTAATTGCTCATAGCTGTTACCTAGAGAATTATATGAATCTGAATCAGAAAGACTTAAATATAAACTCTTATTAGAACTTAAAGAATTTTGATATATTTGAACCATTATTTCAACACACCCACTTGGTGGCACAATAAAATCAACTTTTAAATCAGCATCTACTACAGCATAAGATGTTGTAAGTGATTCTGAAGCGTGTCCTGAATCTGAACCAACAGATGTATAGCCTATAATATCACCTGCCCTGACAGGCATAGTTACATCTCCTGCAACTTCCAATGATCCATTTACCCTTGCATTTTCAGTAGATATTTCAAGGGCAGAATTTTGCCCTGCTACTTTTACAGGTCTTAAATTCTCATCAATACTATTTTGCAGGGTTAAATCATTCATCAAATTTCTTTGCCAACATCTTTACTTGTTCTTTTAATTTATCTATTTCTGTTTCAGATTTATTAATTTTAACTTCAAGTTCTGTTCTTAATTTGTAAATCATTTCAACAATATTTGGAATAATTTTATTTGAAATATTTTGTAAAAATGATTTAGTTAAAAACATTACCCTATTACCTTTAATAATCCATCAAAAACTAAATCAACACATTTTTCTGCTATTTTTCCTTCAACTTTTTCAGAAATTATAGGAATATCTACAGCATCATTAATGCTTTTTGCAATTTTTGCTTTTACTTCTTCACTTTCTAATGCTTCTTTTAATGTCATTTATTTTCCTTTCATTGTTAAGTCTATATAAACTTTTAAATCTGATTTTATTTCACTACACCATTTTTTTATTTTTTCTGTATCATCTCTCTCTTGATCAAATCGCAGGTGCATTTCTTTTTTTACTTCATCTAATTCTTTTAACAAATGATCGTGGCGAGTATCGAAACGAACAAGTGTTCCCTCGACTTTGTCTTTTAAAATATACTTTATTACCCAAGCTAACATTCCAATAGATGCTACAGCCACAGCAATAGGAAACCCTAGTTCCTGCACTAATTTTATAGCTTCATCAGTCATTTAAAAACATCCTTCTTTTAATATATTCTAAATCATCATTATTATTGTTAATTTGTGCTTCTAAATAATCTAATCTTGTATCCTGCTTTATATCACTAGGTATAGGTGCATCTTGCAATTCTTTAATCTCTTTTATAGCCTGTGTATTTCTACTAGCTTCATTTTCAACAAAAGACATTCTTGTTGTAAGCTGACTATATCCCCAAACCATAGCAGATATAAATCCAACTACCTGTATGATCATAGGCAAACTAATATTCAAACTTGTTTTATCACTAATTCTATTGTTCATCTTTGTCATTACCGTATATTAAATTTTTGCCTTGAACAATTTTAGAATCCTTACCTTGTATTCTAATAGATTTATCATCCATTATTATTTCTTTACTGCCTTCATTTGCATCTGTGATATGTGTCACAAGTTCTTTAGCAATAGAAACAAGTGGGTCTTCTTTTTCTGCACCTGTAATTCTTTGTAATACTGTAATAAGTCCAATAGTAACAGAAGATACTAATCCAGATATTACTGCAAGTTGGCTTTCACCTAATGTTTTAGCTGAATAAATTAAAGCACCTACCATAAGGCAGATGCTTGGGAGGGCAAGGATAGAAACTACATAAATAGCCCTATCTTTCATAATACGCTGTTTTACTTCTCTTTGCCTTATTTTAGCATCTACATCTTGCTTTTTCATTTTTTAAGTCCATTACCTGTTAGCTTAACCATTAAATCAATAAGGGTAGTCATCTGTTGATCCCTTGCTTTTGATTCCTGTCTATGCTGTTCCCTTTCCTGCTTTGAATTATCAATTAGCTTAATTACTATGGCTTCAATCCTACTTGCATTATCTTGAAGCTGTCGCATCAAATCGTTAGCTAACCATTTAAAAAGATGAACCGCACCCCACGACATTCCAAGCAACATAACAACAGGTAAACCAAATTTTTCAAGGAGGCTACTCCATTCATCCATTACACTCTCGCACTATCTTTGCATTTCTTTGTGCTCTACTAGGACTATCTGAACGAGCCCATTTAGAATCTAACATTTCTTCTGATGCTTCAACCCAATTTCTTTCTGATAAATGAGCCATAGCTTTACGGAATTTGGTCATACCATTAACACCCATTTGAAAAGCCATATTTAACATAACATCTTTTACTTCATCTGGCATTTCTACATACCAAGAAAATGTAGCTAATAATTCTCTTTCAAATCTAGGTGCTCGACCTGTTGTAACTATATGCAAAGATTCTTCTTCTGTAATCCAAGTTAATCCGTGACCAAATGTATCTATACCATTTGAACATTTGTAGACTTTTGATCTAAAACCTTCATCTTTACATATTTGCTTTACAGCTTTAGATAAATCTCTCATATTTTAATTTATTGATTCGTGATATGCTTTTGGCTGTGCTACTTCAATTATTTCGACACCACAAGCTACAACTGCCGCATTAGCCGCAAATATCTTATCAGTAGCATTTTTTCTAATTATAACAGTATCACTACCATCTAAAGAAAAAGTCCCCAAATCAGTACCATCTGATGAATTTAATGTTACCAAGTATTCTGTTCCAGTTGTCGCAGTATTGTGAAGCCTTACAAATTCACTTGAACCCACATTTGAAGAACCAGAATCATCTGTTCCCAATGCCGCTTCTGTAGTAATTGGAGTAAATACCATATTAAACCTCCTCTACTTTAAAACCTTTTGCTTCATATACTTTAATATAATCACCAAGATTCTTTCTAAATATAATTTGACCTGTATCAGTAGTTATTTTATAATTTTTATCAGCAGTTTCTTTTTTAGCTGTTTGTTTTTTAGCTTTCGCCATTTCAATCTCCTTTAATTATATTGCCTTGATTGTCAAAACTTATTCCGCCAAATAAACCTATATTGTCAGCACCTCTGCCTTTTTTATTTCTATAAACTCGGTCTGTAACTTCTTGCATATAGTCAGTATAAGAAATTTTTTGGTTTTTATAATATGCCTGTTGTCCTTTCTCTTTATCTTCTACTAAAGACAATTTATTAGTAGGATCAAGTTCAACATTAAATTCTTTATTATTTAAATTCCCTATATCTTTTTTATTTGACATAATTTAAATATATGAGGGCAGAACCTCGACATCCCACCCTCATATTTAATTAACTATTATGATATTTCAGTATGCACTTCTACTCCGTGTGCATTAACTAAAATAGCTTTTGCATAATAAGCATTAGCAACAAGTGTAGTCATAGCTTTACTTTCATCTCTTTCAGATGTCATTTGGATAAAGTTTCCTCCACCAAAGTCAATATAACCACAACCAAGAGCAGTCCTAGAAAATATAGCACCTTTCTTTTCAGTTGCATCACTACCATTAGGTACTGATGTACTTGTATAAAAGTTTATACCTGCAATACTTGTTACAAATCCTGCACCCATAAACTGATCTGCTACACCACCAGAACCTGCTAGTCCATTAAATGCCGCATTACTACCTTCAACTGCTGTTGATCCAAATTCATTAGACAATCCAAATCCACCATAAACCTGTTGTGGATGTAATACAGCCGAATAAGGTCTTGCCGCATCATTTGCTTCCAAAGTAGCAACTGCATTCATTATGTCTAAAAACTTTAATCCATTTGTTGAAGTTCCAACTGCATTTGAAAATGAATCAAAATGTCCACATACTTCTTCGTCAAAATGCTTTGCAACATCATTACCTAACTGCATACCTGCATTTGTCATTAACTGATCATTGTTTCCATATGCCGCTAAATCAGTAATTTGAGCACGAATACCTCTCCTTAATACTGTCATATCATTAGCAGTTGTTTCAATATCAGTTAAATTTGCATCTGTAGCTTCTGCACCACTAGACATTTCTTTTACACCAAATGTTCCATCTGATGGAGTGTGCTTTGTATATACTGGAAACCTTACTGTGCTAGTACCATTAGGTGCCGCAACCATTGTTATAAGCGATCCCAATACATTACCTTTATTAAATTGAACTATTGCCGCCGCAATAGCTGTGCCCAATCCACCTTGAGCAACTCCTACATCTGTTATTTCTGCACTCTGTGCCATAATTTAATCCTCAATTTAAGATTTATTGTTTGTTCTTTGTCCCCAATTATATCCAGATACATTTTTTGACATATATTCATCGCATCCTTTTGGGTCTTGTTGTGCAAATTCCTGTAAAGAATTATATCCATTAAATTCACCTTTAGGAGTTTCACCTGCCCTAGCTGAACTTGCTTTATTTGGATTTGCAACTGATTGTTCTTCTTGAACGAACTTTTGAAGATTTGAAATACTCATACCATCCGTGATATATCTTCTATCCTCTGAAACTTGATTAACAAGTCCTTCCCTGATAGCAGATAAATCATTATTAAGAACCTCATTTTGTTCTTGAACTTTAATAAATTTAGAATTAGTTTCATTGTATAGGTCTTCATATTTTTGATTTTTCTTCATAGATTCCAACCTTGCATTTTCTGCTTCTGCTTTCATTTCTTTAATCTGTGCTTCTAAATCTTCATTTTTAGACTTAAACTGATTCTTAACTTGATTAACTTCTGCAAACCTATCATAAGGTACATCATTTTTATTAGCTTGTGTGCTAGGATTTGTTTCACTGTTTCCGTCAGCTTGTGGTTGAGCATTCTTTTCTTCTGACATTTTAATTCCTCTTTTGTGAGTTTAAAGTTATACTATAAGTTAGTAAATTATTTTATAATTTTATATTAATATTTTTTTTCTTTATACTTTTTCTAATTTTTTTAAATTCATCATCAACATCTTTTGTCATTTCATCTACTATAAATTTTGCAACACTATCTGGAACAGGTTTAGCATTAGTAGTTATAGTTCTCCCCATATTATCAAGATGTTTTGCTTTACCTTTATTTGTTAATGTTCCAAAACCAAAACCTGTATTTGTAACTTCTGATGTATCGAATGAGTTCATTAATTCACCTGTTAATACTGGTGCTTTTGAATTTTTAAACTTTTCATCTTGTGGCTTACCTGCACTATCTGCCAATACTCCTCTTTTTTTTCTTTGTCCATAACTATCTATATCGCCACTATTTTTATATTCTTTATAAGTTTTACCAAATACATCTTTAGCATTTTTACCACCTCCTGCTGGATCAAATATATGTTTTTTATATTTAGCTTGAACCTCTGCTGATAATTGTGCAAAAAATTTCCTTTTAAGCATTGTCTGTAAACTTTTTAATATTATAATTTTGATCTTCTGGGCTACTACTTCTTTGTGTCCATTTATGTCTACACCTCCATATCTCATTATTCATATCACCAAATCTTGATATAATTTCTGCTTGTGTTTTTCCTTCACTTCCACTAAATAATATTTTTTCTTCACACCTCTCTCTTGTACTTCCATCATAAGCACCAACATATATCCATTTTGTATCAGATGGTAATTCATCAGCTAATAAAGTTGTTAATGTATTATTAAATTGATTATATGCTGTATTTACAACTAATTCTGGATTTGCTATTTGACCTCTTATTGTTGCTAATGTTTCACCTGTGGTTTTTCCTGTTGATATTCCATCAATTACACCTTGAATAGTTGTTGAAGATATTACTTTCATATTATCCATTACACTTTTTTTAGTAGTATTTAATAATGCTCTAATACTTGATTCTTGTAATGATACAGTAGTATATGTTTGCCTTAACAACTCAATAACTCCTGCTTCATAAGATGAAAATGCTTTTGATAATTTTAATTCGTATGCTTTATCTAAATTAATTGATGATAATATTTCTAGTGATTCAGCAGAAGATTTACCTTTAACTAATTCACTTAAATATTCAACTAATTCAGATGTTGCTATATCTACTTTACTTGCAAATTCTACAGCAATATTTTCTAAAATATCATTTATATCAGCCATTTATACTGGTGATGTTAGTGCTTGTAATAATGGTGATGTTTCTGTTGGTTCTTCTGTTACACCACTTCTTTCTGCAAGATAATCCAGAGCATCTTGTCTTTCTGGGTATTTGTCTGGGTCTTTCTGCATTAATATATCAGCAGTATCTATAAGACCATTAGCTAATTCCCAATCCCATTTCTCTCTTTGTTCTTGGTCTGATAGTATTTCTGTTGATTCCTCAAAATCTACATTTAATAAAAACCCTGCATCTTTCGTTATTTCAACAGCTAATATCCTTTCCTCTACCTCAAATATTCTTTGTTCAAGTCTTTTATATTTCTCTACATCCGATCTTCTGCTGTCCATTAATTCTTGGTTTCGCAATCGTAAAGCGACACCAGATTCTGCTGTTGAGCCTTCGACAAATGAAACTGATAAATGATAATTCTGTGCTAACATTTTATAGCTTTCATTTATACTATCAGTAAGTGCAGGAACACTATTAGGAGGAGACACCATATTTAAAGAACCATCAAATCCAAGAAAACTCCATTTGTCCTGCCCTATTTCTAATTTTTCTTTTTCTATATTGCTTCCAGTTATAAAACCAAAACCAAATGATTGAAACATAATATTAGCATTCTTATTAAACTCTGCTACATTTACAGCTTCATTACTTGCAATAAGGTCTAGTGAAGCATCTGTATCAAAATAGCTAGATTCTGGCTTACCATCTCTGTAGCATTCAACAAATGGTAGCATAGAATAAGGATTTATCATTTCTGGGTTGTTTTCATCTTTTATTTTTCGACCTGTTCCCTTCTCATAAATAAAGTGATTTTCTTTATCCCAATAAGCCCAATGCTCTGGAGTAGTATCAAGAACATTTCCACGAACAGACAAAGGATAAGTAATAGCAGATGGAGTAAGCGGATCATCTGAATCATTATACATAACCTCCCAATCTCTTATAATATCATATTCAATTTTATCATTTCTCCAAGTAGGTTTAATTAATATCACTTCTAACAAATTACATAGCTTTTCTGCTCTTTGCATTTTCATATCTTTTAAGTGAAAGAAATCAACAACATCTTCATTTGAATATTCCCTAATAGGTGGCTTCATATACACCAAGCTAATCCTGTCAATAATTCTTTTAGTAATATTTACATTAGGGCAAGGTATTTGACTTATTAAACTTTTAGAAAAATATTTATTTGTATATTCTTCTGTTCTACCTTTGTAATAATTATAGGCTTTTTCTCTTGTCTTTAACCACCTTTGCTTTTCTTGGTCTTGCCAGTCTATTTTTGACATTTCTACCGCTAATTGTGATGTTGATGGAATCATCTTTCTATACTCCCTGTTATTGGCTTAATTATTGGATATTCAAAATCTATAAAATATCGAAGTCCGTCTGTGTAGTGTGTTCGATCTTTATGAGACTTGTCAATTTCCCTCGTGCCTTCCTTATTAACAGTCTGCTCTAAATCGGCTATTAATCCTTTACATCTAGGATCAATTATTAAATCTTTTTCGCATAATTTATTTACTGCATTAACAGAATCAACTATTCTTGGTGCTTTTGGTTTTACCCTTACTTCAAACCCTCCTTGCCTTAATATATCGTGGTCAGTAGATAAAGCAGATGTATGTCTTTGATTTGCAGGGTCTGGATATGCAACTACTTTGCTTTTAGGATACCTTGCTTTTACTTCTTTTACCATTCTTTCAGTTAAGACTTCTCCTCCTCCACCGTGATGTAACTCAATTTCATCGAATGTCCGCACATATGGAGAGTGCTTATAGGTTTGTGAAATACTAGCACAAAAGGGTGATATGTTGAAGTCAATTGACAATCGAATTGGTAAGGTGGGATTATAGTTATTTTTTTTGACATTGTTCTCCCTTTTAAATTGATAGTAAGTAGCACCTTGTTGAAGATTTACAAATTCTCCATTTAAGTATGCTTTTAATAAGTTTTCATCATAGTTTTCTTTTAAGCTATTAATAAATTCTTCAGGTAACATTGTATTATCTTCTGTTTTACCTCTAATTAATTTATAGCCAGTTTTAGGATTATCTCCCCAGTATTTATATACAAATTTAAATCCCTCTGGCGTACCACTACCAAATGCTGTTAAAGTATTTCCATCTCTTAACCTAGATAGTAGCATTTTCCAAGCCCTATCATCTCTTAATTGATCTGCTTCATCTATACCACCTGCCGCCAAATTTAAACCTGCCCATCTCATATAATTTTCTGCACTTCTCATAATAACATCACACCAACCATCCTTCCAATACACCCTGTATTTAGTTGATGTTGCAGTATATTCATAATTAAACCCTGCATCTCTTAATACTGCTTCAAATGTTGGTTGTAATACATCTCTAATCATAGGATATGTAGGCTCTGCAAGTAGTATTGTCTTTCCTGCGTTCATAGAGCATTGTTTTAAAGCCATTAGCGAGAAAGCCAAAGTTTTTCCGCTTCCTACTCCTCCTGTAAGGAAGGGATATTTATCATCACACATAACATAATCTAATTGATGTTTGAATAATTTAAAGGAGTTCAACACTAAACCCTTTTGGCAATTCATTTGTTGTTATTTCTTGCTTTTCTGATTGTCCTAAAACTTGTTTTCCAAGCCAGATTAACATAGTTACATTTGGTGCTATATTTCTATCTGCATCTCCTATTGCTACTTTATATTGTGCTTGTCTTAATCTTATTTTTCCCTTGTCTCTCCCTTTTGTAAGAAATTCGGAATAACTTTTACGAATTAATGATTCATCACAACCAAAAAAAGAAGCTATTTCAATATTAGTACAACCAAATGATGCTAACTGCTCTACTTTGTTTGGGTCTATATCATATTTTTTAGGTCTAGCCATAATTTAATTGGAGCATTGAGGTCTGTACTGCCCAGCCTTCTCAACATTGGAAATATTGTGTTTTACTTTTAAACTATCAATGCCTAATTTTTCTCCTTTATACATTCCAATACCCATTTCTTTTATCTTGCTAAATGGTATAATTGGAACAGTTAAATCTTTTTCTTTTTTCTTGTCTATAAAATAAACATACCTTAACTGATAACCTTCAAGAGGTTTATATCCTGCTTCTTTAAATATTTTCATACTTGAAGCACCATTATTTTTTCTAATGTTTTTGCCTTTAGATAAAGATGTGCTATTAACTATCTTATTTTTTATACCAAGCCTTAAAGAAATATCTGTTGCAATTTCTCCATTTGGTGCTTCCCATATAGTTGTATTTTTTTTAATATTAGTTAAATAAAATCCACTTGCTCTATAAATTGTACCATCTCCACATTGGCAACAATCACTAAAAGATAAAATCCATTTTATATGTGGTGCATTTTTTTTAATTAATTTAATTGATATTGCAATACATCTACTTTCTGAATTTTTAGGTAAAACATCATCAAAAGCCATTCTATTTAATTCTAACATTCCATTCCATTTTGTATTTTTAACCAAGCCTATTGTTCTTCTCTTATCTAATGGACTGCCATAACTCATAACTCCGTGCAAAACATTATTATAAAATGCACCAAAATGCAATTTACTATTTGGAACTACCTTGCCAGAATAATGATATTTTTTAACAAAATCATTTGCTAATTTAGCAGGAATAACTTTTAATCTTATATCTTTAACCTTCATAACTATTACATATCCACCATATTGCATTACCATTACTATTTTCATTTCCCGTATCGCCAAAATCATTTTCTTTTGCTTTTTTAATAGCATTTTCAACAATTTCAGCCTGTTCATCTGATAGCGTAAATGTCATTTGCTTAAAAGGCTCTTTATCTCCATCAGGTAAATTAAATTCCTCTCCATAATCTGCATCAAATAATTTTAAATCATCTTCATTAAATCCCCAATCAACAAGTTCATCAACCTCAAAGAAATTAGCAAGGCTATCCATATCCCATTCTCCTGTATTTCTATTTAACCTAACATTCAATTCTCTTTCTCTTTCATAAGTTAAATCTAATTCAAGCACAGGAACTTCTTTAATATTCATATCTTTAGCCACCTTAACCCTTTGATGCCCTCCAATAATAATATTCTTTCTATCTTTATTTTTATTAACTAAAATAGGATCAACAAGCCCAAATCTGTCTATTGAATCTTTCAGGTGCTTGTATTGTTCTTTGGTGAGTTGTCTAGGATTGTATTCTGCAAAAATCAAGCTGTCTATATCTCTTTGCACTAATTTATGTTCCATATTTCCTCATAATTTTGGAAGTTAATTTATAATAAATTACTTGTATAATTAAAAGAATTTGTTTATAGATTAAATAAATCTTGTTGTGTTTTTATATTTTCTATCCTTTCTGTTGCCTTAATAAAATGATTTTCATTTAATTCAATTCCAATAAAATCAAGATTATTTTTTTTACATACAACACCTGTTGTTCCACTACCCATAAAATTATCTAAAATTATATCATTTTCTTTTGAACAAATAGTTAATATTCTTTCTACAAGTGCTTCAGGCATCTGTGTTGGATGAATCCTGTCTTTTTTTAATATATTATGTGGAACATACCACACACTACTTAATGAATCATGTATTCCACAATCTTGGTTTAAATATATATTATCACCCTTTGATAAATGATAAATAATTTCATAATCTAAATGAAATCTTGCCTTTGTAGAATCAAATGATCCTGCATATTTCCAAATTATAAAAGATTTTAATTTGAAAAGTTTAAAAGATTGTAAATGCTCAATCCAATGTGGTGTATTTAGTGATTTTTTAAATGTTTTACTTTTAATATTAAAAAATATTTGACCTGTTTCTTTTAATATTCTATAATAATTATTAAAAACATCATCTAAAAATTCATTGTATAATTTTAAGAACAATATATCTTTAGATTCTGCACTATATCCTGCACCATGAAAATCCTCATAAGGTGGAGAAGTAATAATTAAATCTATACTATCTGATTTTATATTGCACATTTCCTTATTGCAATCACCTTTAATTAACTCTATCATATTTCCTCTATTATTATTTCAGTTCTAGGTTGCTTACTATAAACCTTTTCAGCTTGTATTCTGCATATCTGACTATCATCTAAATAAAAACTAGGTTGGAGTATGTCCTCATATAACTTTATTAAATTACTCAAATCTGGAGTATTAGTATGATATTCTGGAACATCATCTTTTAATAAATGCTTAAATTTCCCTGTTCTATAATGCTTTTTAGGTCTAGGCATATAAAAGGTTACAAATAATGTTACAGGGCTTTTAATAGGGTTTCTAGGTTTATACTTTTTAATTTGATTCCAGATTATAAATTTGTCCTTTGAACTTGGATCATACATTATTCCACGCCTAGTGCTTCTATGGCGTTTTAATGCAATAGGTTTACCCTTTATTGTAATATTTATATTATCCACTTGCCTAGTTTGTTATCATATTTTGCTAATAACAATTCCTCTAAAGTATGCTTTTTAGAGTTAAACCATCTTGTTAAAGTTCCTCTACAACCTGTACAAGCCATTCCCCAATGCTTACTAACACCCTTTTTGTTTATAAAACCATTAGGTTTGTCGCAATAATTGCAATATCCTTTAATTTTTAAATTCATCTGTTTGTTCATTTATTTTTCCTCCATATATATTTGATCTAACATATGTTCTGCATCCAATACTATATTTAAATCATAATTATAAATTTCAATATTATCTTTTGTTAATTCCATTTCTCCTAAACCTCTTGGTCTAATTTCACCTTTTTTATAAAGTTTTCCTTTTTTCCTTAAACCATTTCTAGTTATCCATCCACATACGGTTAATATATCATTTTTTTTATTTAATGAAGAAAATATATAAATATTAGTTTTATAAACACCCTTATCTTGTAATGGTTCAAAATTATTAACATAATCTGCTCTTGGTTTAACAGTCCTTGTCATAGTTTTAATATCTACAATATTTTCTCCAACTTTCATATCCCTTCCACCATCAAACCCTGTATCACCTTTTATCAATTCCATATTACATTCATTTAAAATTGCATTTTGTCCTATTATTCCAGATAGCTGTTGTTCTGCTGTACCATTGTTTTTATCCCTTCTACCAAAATTATATTTTTCAATTAATGATAAAGAATATTCTTTTATTTGAGGTGTTACTTTAATATCAAACATTTAATTTAAAAATACAAATAATAAAAACCCAACAATACACCCTAACCAACAACCAAATACAAAACAAGCAAAACTCATTTAAAAGCCCCTTTCATCTAATAATATTAATTGCATTATTTCTGAATTATATGCAGTTTTATACTTATCAATATATACATATTCTACTTTTTTTAAATTTTCTTCACCATATTTAAAAAAATCATCTACAATTCTTTCTTGTTCCTGTGATAAATCTTTAAGGCTAAAATATGATGTTTGATTTCCTATAAATGATCTATTAGAATTATAAAGTTTTAAATTTTCTCCTATAGTAAAACTTGTATCAGCTTCAAGTTTATTTTTAACACCTCTTTTTAGATTAATATTAAAAGTTAATTCAATTATTCTTCTTTCAGTAGCATCAATTAATTTTTTAGTAACTTTAGTTTTAAAGCTAGTAAATCCACCTACTCCTATTTTTTTAAAATAATTTAATCTTTCTTTATAAAAACCTATTAACCAATCATTAAACTCAATACTATTCTCTAATAACATTTATAATCCTTTAATAATTATCATCTGGTTCTGGTAAATCTAAATCTGCACCACAATCCTCACAGGTCAAACTTTCTGGTGCATTTACCTCTGGTTCAGCAGGTTGATATTCTTTATTTATATGTAAACACATATCTTCTTCCCTGCAACAATCTTCTTCTAATTCTGACCATATTGCTTTCATTTTGCCCATTATTTTCTCCCTATATTTAACATTTCTTTTATTTCATCTGATGATGCAATATCCTTTTCATCTATTTTTGTAGGAACATATTTTGGAATTACAGGTCTTGGTATTTCTTCTTTTTTCTTATTATTTCCAAAATCATTATTAGCCCACCTTTCCAATCTCCTTTTAGTATCCCAAGTCTTTTCCATCTCAAATCGCATCTTGGTCTCTGCACCATTCATTTCTGTCCAATAACTGATAAATTGATTTAATAAATCTTTACCTAAATGATTAAATTCTGTTAGTATTGATTGAGTGAATTTAAGCTGTCTATCTATTATATTATTTTTTTTAGTTTTATTTAGTTTAGTCTTGTTTAGTGGTTTAGCATTGGTTGATTTTTGCTTAACCTTTGCTGAAGCAATACCACCTAATCGACCTGCTTCAACTCTTTTTTGTTTCTTTGCATCCATACATTCTAATCTTCTTTTTAATGATTTAGAATAAAATAAATCACCTTCAACTTTAAATAAATTATAATTTAATACTATATCAGAAACTACTTCTACATCAACTCTTAAATCAAAAGCAACTCCAGATAAATCATCAATATATAATGTATAATCCTGTTGTTCCCTTAATATTTCAATTAAACCAAAGTAAATCCCATAACCTTCCATACCATACTGCATCCTTACCTTCATTATCCGCTGATCGTTTCTAGCATTAGAATCGTGAGAAAAATAGTAAGCATCTTTCATATTTTTTGCCCTTTAAATTGTGCAGGGAGGAAACCCAAATGTAACCTCCCTGCTGTT